CGTGGCTGGCGAACCACAACGCCGACGCGCCGGTCAGCGTTCCCGTCTCGACGATCACCTCAGGCTTGGTGGCCTCGATGATGGCCGCGTACCGCGCGAGGTCCGAGTGCAGCTTGAGCATGCCGCTCTGTACGTGCAGATTGGCCGCGAGGGCATCGAGCGACGCGGGCAAGTCGATACCAGGCACCTCGCGGTCCTCTCCGTAGTAGGTGAAATGCGGGTGATCGACCTCCAGCCTCGGACCGGGCTGAATGCGTTCCGGACGCTGCCACGAGGTACCCGCGGACGTCCAGAAGTAGTGATACATGATCTTGTCTATGTAGACCTCGGTACGCAGCTTGCCGCGTAGCTGCGCGACCCACGCCCGATCCTCGGCCCGGCCCGGTCGCACCCGCCGAAAGTCCGCCAGGCGCGCAATGGACGTACGCATGGGATTGATGTGTGTGATGTCGCGGTACAGAGCGCCGGTCCGGCGGTCCTCATACCAGCGCTCGTGCCGCAGGCTCTGGTCGATCAGCGGCTCGCGCCTGACGCCATCGGCGTAATACTGGGTCTGCCAGCCAACGTAGTCCGGCTCGCTGGCCAGCGCGGCCATCGTCTCGTCGACGAAGTAATCGGGCACCATGTCATCATCGTCCACAAAGGACATATACGGGGTGCGGACCGCCTCGACCAGCGTCTGGCGGATGTGGGCCAGCGACGGAGAGCCATTGTTGTAGTACGCCAGCACTCGCACCGCGCCGCGGTACAGCTCGACCTGCGGTAGCAACGTGGTCAGCAGACGGGAGAGCATCTGGTTGCGCTGCCCGAGCGTCGGTATGAGGATCGTCCACGTCATGGCAGCACCTCGGATGCGATCGTAGCCAGCCGTACCGGCCAGGTGTGCCGCTCGCGAACGACCTGGATGGCGTTGGCGGTCATCATCCGCCGGCCAACCGGGGATAACGCGTGCAGCCGCTCAGCAATCTGATCGAACCGACCCCGGTCGTAGAGCAGCATCGCGTCATCGGTGAAGCCCTGCTCGGCCAGACCATCCGTGCGTGGGTAGGCGAGCAACCCGCCACGTCCGAGCGTGCGCGGCACCCGGTCGGACCAGTAGCGCTCGGCCGGCGCTGAATCCCCCAGCACGACATCGATCGACGCGAACAGATCGTTGAGCTTGCGGTGATACAGCCGGGTGCGCCGGCTGTCGCCGACGTGCAGGAAGGCGCCCGGCCATTGGCGCCGGCCCCACGCGATCAGGTGCGCCCGGTGCGAGCCGTGCAGCCGCGGCGCGTACGAGCCCACGAATGCCGCTCGCGCGGTGACCGTCGGATCACGCCGGCCGTGGCCCAGGTACCGGGTGCCGAAGGCGGGTGGACACCATCTGTGGTTGACTCCCCGACCGGCCCAGTCCCGCGGCCCGCCGTCGGCGGTGTACACGTGTTGAGCGGACCACCACGCCTCGGCGCCGATGCGCTGCTCGCGCATCCGGATCCCCCAGTAGAGATCCATGTGGATGCCCACGGTGGCCGTGCCGGCATCCACGATGCGCCGCAGCATCGCGTGCCCGTCGCCCCGCGGGTTGTGGGACACCGTTCGCAACCAGAGCAGCAGATCGGCGCCCTTGCTGGCGCGCACGATGTCATCGACCGGTGCGCCACGCACCCGTAGGTACTCGACGCTCCATCCGAGCGCCCGCGCGCCGTCGACCACGTCATCGTGCCAGCACTCCATCGCCGGACCGCCCAGGTCGGGCGCACCCAGTACGACCGCCCTGATCACGTGTCCTCATCCGGTACGGCCATCGACACGCTTACCGTGATTCCCTCCAGCACCAGGCCGGCAGCAGCCCTGGCCAGTACCTCAGCGGCGCGGGCGGCATGCCCGGGATCATCCGTAACCACCGTCGCGGAGACGACGATTGTGATCACGTGCCCTCGCTCTCCGGCTCGACCTGGACAAGCTCGCAGTCCGCCCGTAGGTACTCGACCTCGGACGGCCGAACGGTCGCCTTGACCCGGTACACCTCGCCATCGCCGCGCAGCTCGTCACCGCGGCTCACGTCCGCGTCCGGGGCGAGGTAGACCGGCATCAACAGCTCGGCGCCGGCCTGCATCGCAGCCACCCGCTCGGCAGCGGAGGGTTGCGACACCCGGGCGCGCACATCGCCGATGTCCGTCATGGTGACCGTCTGGCCACCAGCCCCGTCGTCGTCCGTGACCGGGCGCCACACGGCCAACGTCCTGTTGAGTTCATGCGCCCCGATCACGAGCCGAGCACGCTCTCCGTGTCGTCGCCCGAGTAGGGCGAGACGAGCGTCACGGCGACAAACGAGCTGGCAGCTGCCGCGCGGCGCACCACGCGCTGCTCCCCATCGGTCAGGTAGACGACCTCGCCACCCTCCCGCCGCGACCGATCATATGATCGCGCAGAGTCCCCGATCGACCGCTGGGTCAGACCTTCGGCGTTCTCGAAGGCCCGTTTCGCGGAAGCGAGGCAGATCTTTTCGACCCGCGAGGGGACCGTTGCGGCGGTCCAGTCGGGATCGCCGATGTCGCGGATCAGATCGGACGCGTCGACCAGTGCCGCCTCGGCCCGGTCCGTCTCGGCATCGGTAGGGAAGACCCCCTCCGGGTAGCCGAGACGGATACCGAGCTTGACCACTGTGGACAGTGGCGCGAGGTCCGGCATTAGCTTGCCGCCGTGTCCATCACGAAGATGCGCGGGAACGTCAGGCCGGAATCGTCGTCCGGCACCGCGGCGGCGCCACTGAACGTACTCACGACCGTAGCGTCCGACAACTTGTCCGGTACGTATTGGAAGATCTGCCGCAGACCGATGCCGCCGGCCTCGGCGGTCGCCGAGCTGACCACGCCACGGGGCACCACCGGAACGCGGTTGGCGAACGCGAACCCGGAACGGTGGTACGCCACTGCCCGGCCGGCGGTCAGGCCGTTGGACTCGACCACGGTGAAACCGCGGTACCGACCGATAACGGCGTCGCGCAGCGCGGACGCGTTGCCGGCCTTATCCACGTCAGACAGGTTGGGCAGCCCGAGAACGAACGTGGCGACCTCCGGCGACACGGCCAAAAACCGGTTGTCGGCCGGAACGTCGTTACGTCCCAGCGTCTCACGCGCCTCCAGGATGATGGCCTCGATGTTGCCGCCGTCCGCGTCGATGGTGCCGTCCGCGTCGAGGTCGTTCATGGCGGTGCCGAGCAGGTCTTCCGCCTCGGTTGCGACCGCGGCGACCTGGACCCGGGTGATCTGCCGGCCGAAGTCCTCAAGGGACATCGACAGCTCTTCGTCAGAGACGAGCTTCGCGTGGTACAGGTGCGTCATCGTGACGTTCACCGGCACCTCGTCAACGTCGTCGTAGGTGATGGTCGCGCCGGGCGTCGCCTGCACGCGCGCAGAAGACGGCTGCGGCACCCGGACAGTGATCGTGTCGCCGTTGCTGCCGGCGAACTCCGCGCCCGAGATACGGGACACGGTCATCGGCAGCACGAGCGTACGCGTGAGCAGTTCGATCGCAAGCGCCGAAATGCCTTGCGCGGTAAGAACAGCCATCGCTGTCTACTCCCTTGTGGACTGGTTGGCGATGGCTATCACCATCGCAGGTCAGAAACCGGACTTGAGGATCTCCTCAGCCATCTGTGCCGGGGTTTTGTCCCCCGTCGTGCTCGGCGCGGCACCGCTGGTGAGCCGCTCCGTGGGGCGCCCGGACGGCGGCAACGACTTGCGCCCGTCCCCGGCGCCCTTGCCCTTGTCGCCTTCGGTGCCCTTATCTTCCCCGGTGCCCTTGCCTCCGGTACCCCCGGCGCCCTTGTCGTCTTCGGTGCCCTTGCCCTCCCCGGCCTTGTCGCCGTCACCCTCGGTGCCCTTGCTCGCGCCGGCCTCGGCCTTGAGCGCAGCGAGCATTTCGTCCGCGTCCGACTCCAGTGCTTCCCGCGTATCGCCGGTCAGGCGCTTCGCCATCCAGGCCGGCAGCTTCTTTGCGGTCGCCACCTCGGAGCGCAGAGCGGCGCGCTCGGCCTTCGTGGCCCGCTCCTCCAGGCCGGATACCTTCTCCAGCACCCTCTCAAGTGCCGTTTTGTTCTTGTCGCCCTCGGCAGCTCTCGCCTTGAGATCGTCGTAGTCGCTGAACTTCTCCCGCTCGCGTGCCAGTCGCTCCCGCACGATGCGATCCACGTCGGCCTGGCTGAACGTCGCGGTGGTCCCGGTGCCTTTGTTGTCGGTACCGGTGGTGTCCTCTGCCATTTCCGGATCCTCTCCGTTACCGGTCCTATGTGGACCGTTACTGTTCCTCCGACTCGTTCTCGCCGGAGTCCTCTTCATCGTCCAGTGTGGACTCTCCCGGTTCCCGATCGAGCTCTATCGGGTAATCCATCGTCATGCGATCGCGTGCGCGCCCGCGGTCCGCCTGTGTCACCGGATGGCCTCCACTTCTATCACTCGGCCCGGACCGGGGCCTGTGTCCGCCACTACCCGTAACCGTAACCCGCGCTGAGCCAACAGTTCAGCCTCGTACCGGGAGTCGGACAGCTCGATCGCCCCGGTGCCCCGGGGTAGCAGGATGTCCAGCACAGCGCCATCCGGGCCCCCGAACGTCTCGGCTATCTGACCATCCGCCGAAGTAGACAGGTAGCTGTGCTCTGTCCACTCGGCGCCGACCAGCGACCCATCCCAGCGTGCGCCGAAGACCTTCCGGCCATCCTTGATGCCGCGCTTCACCCGCACGTCGGACGTGAGACGCGAGCGACGCATCACCTTGTCGATCTCGCCGGTAAGTTCGCGATGGAACTCAAATCCGAACGTGCGTGGCAGGTCGCCACGCACGCGTCGCAATGCCTCATTGATATTGACAAACGCCGTCCCCTTGTACTGTCGCAGGAAACTGAACTCCTCCGATGACAACGACTCGGGGCGCATCAGGCTCCGTGGCGCGGCCGCCAGCGCATCAACGCCGGTCGCAGGGGTAAGCGGAACGGCGGTCGGTGGCCGAGCGAGCCCGCCCGACTCGACGTGCCGACGCCAGGCGCGAAGCGCGTCCTTGCCGGACTTGCCGGCGGTCACCTCGCGCCACTGACGCTGCAACTCGACGACCTCGGGTGGCTCCTGTTCGTGCTCCCATACCGGTTCCGGTGAGCACGAGCATCCGTCGTGCGCTTGGAAGTCAGCGCCGCGACGCGAGTAGACGGCGCCCCGGCTGGCCAGCATCGAACAGAACGCGCAGGGCGAGCCGCTCGTCACCCGCCGGAACCCTGCGACGGGCATCTACCGCCCCGCCAGGAACGTGCCGGTCACCGTGTCCCGCTCTCCGGCCAGCACGAGCCGATGCGCCGAGGCGACCAGCCGCGACGTCATCACCCGCGCCGCGGCCGGCTGGGACTGCGAGACCCGCAGATTGTCCAGGAACGCTCCGACCGAGCTCACGAACAGCGAGCCGCGCATCCTCTCGACATCCAGACGCGCCGGCAACGGGTCCACCGTGGCGCCGGACGCGTCCGCGTGCGCGCGCAGGTACCGTACGGCCAGCGTCACCGCGGCGCGATGCCCGGCCGTGACAGCCTGCTCGGCCCTGCGGCCGGCGCCGGCCAGCCACCAGTCCTCGATCGCGGCCAGGTCAGCGCCTACGGTGATCGAGCGCACCTGGCGACCGACGACGGACGTGAGCGCGGCGAGGTTACGCCTGTGCGCCAGCGTCAGCGCCCGCGCCTGAGCCGCCGTCACCCGCCCCGCCCTGCCCCATGAGCGAGTTGAGACCGGCTATCAGGTCCCCGGACTCGGCCGCGGCCCGCCAGCGGCGGACATCCTGCTGAGTGGCGCCGGGCACCCGATCCCACAGCTCCTGCGGCGGGATGCCGAGCATCTGCGCCAGCTTGCCGAGTCCGTCCACAATGGCACCGAACGCGCGAGCCGACGTGGCACCCGATCGGGGGCCGCATGGTGCCTCGTCGGGGTTCCACCTACGAGCGTTAAGGAGCCTCCGGACGGCCTTGGGCTTCGCGAACACGAATGGTTCGTCAAG